TACCAAGCACTGCGGCACGAAGCGCCTTGATAGCACCCTGCATATCTGTGTAATCTTGGTTGTTGATAATTGATGTTGTCGTGGTCATGATAAAGCCCTGATAATTTTGTTTAGTATAACGTAAAGGTTACTGGTAAGACCAGTATCAATTATTTTTCGTGTATAGTTATGGCTGGATTGATAATTAATTAGGAATGACAATGGCAAATGAAAAGTTTACAAAGGGTTATTGGGGGGTTCAGGGTGTAGAATGGCGTAATCGCCAAGTAACATGTGTTGTAACTGATGATTTTGATGTTATATCTCCTGACATTGGGATAAGAAACATTTGTGACGCATATCTAATAGCACAATCTAAAAATATGTATAGAATGTTAGTAAAAATACACGATTCCATGGCTGGAAATGGTGAGTATGGGGAATTTTATTATGATGTAAGAGAGCTACTAGCAAAAGCGCGGGGGGAGTTATAACCCCAACCGCCTAAACACCTCTGCGTCTCTAACTCTCAATTCATCGATGGTTAGTTGGCGCAGGGTCATATCACTAAACGAAGAAAGCGACAATTTGCCATCTAAAAAGAGCTTAGTTCTAGTCGCGCCTAATACATCATCAACGAACCAGCGAGGTTGCTCTAGTAACCATGTATCGTACTTGGTAGACGTTTTCAGCCTGTCAATGTCGAACGTGTCTAAATCTTTGCGACCTCGATACTTCGGTTTCTTGCCCGTTCTATTTTCGCGTTTCTCGAATTTCTCACGAGCTTCTTTCGTGTCTTTACCACCTACCGCAGGACGCAAACCGTCCGGCATTTCTTGCCCTTCGACTAGGTGCAAGATGATTGTACGACAATTACCATGGAACGGCGGATAACCTATTGGCGATTCACCTAACAGCCAGCCATCATGGTAGTGCGCATCGATACTTCTGCAAATACTCGATGTCCTATTGTCAAATTGGACAAACGGCACTTCACGGGCTATCAAGTGCTTGTTATGTTCAGCCATTTGCTGCCGACCCTGATTAGAATAAAAAGCCGTGCCTGTTCTTATTAAAAACTCAGCATCTCGCTTTAATATCCCATCGACCATTGGGCGTAAATCGTTGACCATTTCATTGACCGTCGAGCCGTTTATGTAGCCCTTTTTAACCGTGTTTTGCACAGCATCAATAAACGAGCCTTTGTTTTTATCGACATACTCAGCCCATGTGCCAACCTGTGAACGCTGCCCAGACTCAAGCGCCATCAACGCTTTATTCATCCAGTCTCTTACTTGCTGCTGTGGCGGTGTGCGTAATCTAACGTCAGCATAGCCACCAATCAACGAAGCGTAATAATTAGACTCATAGACCGCCAAGTTTGTTAGCTCTTTTGTTGACGCTTGCCAAGCTTCATTGGTTGAGTCTTGAATAGCCTTTGCAATAGCGCGGTTAACCAGACCTAACTTCGACACGCTGCCAATGTTTTCAGCGTCGAGCAGGATTAAGCGCACAGCTTTATACGCCTCAGTATAAGACGGGTATATCTGCGTGTTTAGCAATTGTGTTGCTATTCGTGCGATGTAGATGCTGTGCTGGTCTAGGTCATTGATTAGGGGCACAACAAACTCATCCCATCACTATGAATAATAATCGTTGCATAGTCATCTTTGCCTATGCCGACTGTTATTGTTTTATGCCCGTCTGATAGCAATATTTTTCTTGGTGCATCTAATGTTTTGCATCGCTTAATTAATTCAGCAAGCAATTGCTCTGTTGTGTATTCGCTCATCCGCTCAAATCCTTAACTATACTCGCCAACAATCTTATCATCTCTTGCGCATCCCCGCGATAACATTCGCCATTGGCAAGACGGCGAATATCTGCAATGCAAATCACATGGACTTTATCGCCCAGGTTGACGACGATGTGCGGCATGTTTTTAGTAATATCAGACATACCGCTATTTCTTAACAGTCTAAAGATTGAACATGAATCATATCACCCCTGACACATTCAACCGTTTTACCTGCTGAGTTTTCAATGTAGCAAGATTGATACCCTGTCTCGCCAACAATATAAGAAACCCCGCCCACCATTGTCATATTAGGATAAACGGTTACTTCAAACCGATTGTCAAACTTATAAATCTGGTAGTGTGGACAGCTAATTCCGTGTACATCTTCTTGTCCGTTTTCGAAGTGTGAGATAAATTTTACGTTAAACATGATTATATACCTATATTGTTAGTTGGTTGTTTATGACTTGACATTTCTGCTCTAATTGCATGGTGTGAGAGGTCATTATTTGATTATACAGTACTGGTCGGAGCAGTGAAACGATAAAAGTGTGGTTTAATACAATCACTGAAACAAAACAACCAAGTGAGAGAGATTATGAACGACTTTGAACTACAATGTAATTTAAACCCAATGCCAGTATTTAAAAATACCATCCAACACATGACGCTTGGAGAAATTAAAGCATTTCTTCGTGAGTTTGGAGCTGATGACAATGTAAAGCTTGAGGCTAAGACATTTAAAAAGGTAGCAGAGTTGATGGGGTATCCGGTTAAATGAAACTAACCCTCCCTCACTGGACGCGCAATCTGCCCAACGATGCGCGTCTTACATCAAAGGATTTGGCAAAGATAATGGATTGCACAACTAAATCCATTAGCCGATTAGTTAGCGAGGGTAAATTCCCCGCGGCGGATGGTGCGCACCACAGAAGTAATTCAGGTGCGCGTAAAGACAAACACTTATGGTCAATGGAGTTATTGAGGAGGTTTGAGAGTGAACAATGAATCCAAAAAAAGAACAATAAATGATTTTGCAGGCAATCCTGTATTAGCAAGCTGCGAAAATTGCACTTGGTGCATAGACGTTTCTGACGGGCCTGAATATGGAGGTGCTTATTATGCTTGTGAAAAGAAAGGGAGAGAACACATGTCAAATTTAAAAGGCTTCCCATTTAAAACAGGGCAGGATTGCTGTGAACTAGCATTGTGGTTTTTAGTTGACTTTAGTAAGGAGTCTTAAAATGAACAAAACAATAACAATGCCGCTTGAAGAGTATGAAAGATTGGTTGCTATGCAGTCTGAGATTCTTTATGTGTCAGGATGGAATGAGCCGCAAGCTGAAAGAAACGGGTCGTTCTACTTTGGCGCTTTTTGTGGCGCCATAATTGGGTTTTTAGCTTGCATGATATTTTTATCGGTCTAACCTGCGCGAGGCCCACGTGCCATAGGTTGTTTATCAACAGGCCATTCATAAGCGACACAGTAACCTATTGCAGTTGTAATGTGTTGCGTGTCGTTTTTCTGGTCTTCTTGAAATGATGATCCTTGTTGTAATTGAACCGTTGCCAAGCCTTTATGACACCAAGGCGCTGTTTTAGGATTGACATACAAAGACACGCCACCGGACGCGGTTTTAATTTTAGCTCTAACAGCATTTTGACGGTCTTTAATTGCTGGGTGTGACTTAGCAACTCTACGCTGAAATTTCCAACCGTGTGCGCGTAACACGTCTTCAATATCATTATAATCTGAGTTATGCCCGTGTTTCTCGCCTGCCCTTCCTGCTGGGTCGCCGTACACGTAGACGGTTTTATTTTTGTGATTCTTGTATTTCTCGACAAATTCAAGCGCTGATTGCTTTGATACTGCGCTAATCAATACTATCTCATCTAACAAATAAAGCGAATTACCACGTCTAACGCCTATTGCGCTAGACAACGGCGTAAAGTTTTGATCGTGCATCCACCACAATAATTCATGGTCTTGTATAGCTTCATCGGTGTAATTGTCAGGTGAATAGTCCTCATAAATCCTACCGCTTGCGGTTTCAAATGAGGCCTGAAACTCTTGCTTGTATTGCTTGGTTGACATTACCTTTTTGGCTTCGGCTGCCATTTCTGGGAATATTTCCTCTGTCATCCAATGGAATACTTCGTACTCGTCACTAACGCCTGTTTTCGCTTTCTCACATAAATCATAGTAATGGTTTAAACCATCTGGAACGCCTAATAACCAGCACCATGCACGATAGTCTGGCCTAGTCGGGTTGACAGTGTTAAGGGCTGGGTAAATGTTTGCCTCCCATGCGTCAGGCTTGATGTCTGCGAATTCATCAATACCACCACCTACCCACGGGATACCCTCGATACGTTGTGGTTTATCAAGGCCAATAACGTGAATTTCAGAGCCGTTATTCATGTGAATAATCAGGTCTGAAACGTTCGGCTTTTTCTTGTGCGTAGCTGATAGCGTGAATGCTAAGAGGTCATCCCAAAATATCTTTTTAGCTTGTGCGTGAGTTGGTGCGGCTGCGAAGTATTGACCGACTATTTTATTTGCTTGCTTGACAAGGAATCGCTTAAAGCGTTCTGTTTTACCTGAACGCCTGCCTGCTGGCACAAGCGGAAACCTAACACCACGTATTACCGCAGTGATTAGGTTTAGCTGGACTGGATGGTCTTTTAGCTCGTACCACCTAGCAATCTGTCTATCGAGTAGGAAGTTACCTGTTGACATGTTCAAACATAGACTTGCACAACTCTTCTATTGCTTCATTCTCTGTTTGGCCAATTCCGACATATCCGACCATGTCAGATGAAAATTCTGCCTTAAATATATTAACTCCATGATTAAAGCCCATAGCATCAAGCAAAAATTCACACCATTCTATTTTTTTTATTGTGAACATATCAATTTAGCCTGTTTTGCTATGTTGACGAAATTTGCCAATGCAGAGTATCCATCAAGAGCCTGCCCTTGATTTGAAGTCTTCTGACACTTACCTTCCATAGCATCAAGAACATCTATTAAGTCTTTTATTATTTTTTCTTTATCTTCATTCATATTAATTAGGCAGTTTATCAATAAGACTTGCAACGGCTTCGACGAGTTTGTCGTTAGAGTTTCCAGTATCTTCTGGATTTTGCCTAAACTCATCAGGCATTCTATTCTTTGTCCAATAGATTAAAGCAGTAGTATCAGGCGGGTAATATTTTACCGTATCCGTTTTTATTATCTGCCCTTCAAACATTTTTATATCAACGTCAGGATGTGAATAACCAATGGCTCTGTGATACAAAGCCATCTTAACCCTTTCGTCTGCCGGCCTCTTTCCGACCTTTATGGACTCCGAAAAATCTTCATGTTGAAGCTTCCAAAGATTGATTGTTGACTCGGATACCTCGAAGAATTCTGATAAATCTCTATCTGTAGCGCCTAATCTGCAAATCTTTTCGGCCTGTTTTGCGTATTCTTCTTTGTACTTTGTCGGCCTAGCCACGGGCTACACTCCTCATATTTCGCGCACTGCGCAGATATTGAGAGTATACAGCCTAGTCTTTTAGTGAACAACCAATTTTAGCGGCTTGCTTTTCGATTGCATCTTTGTGCGCTTTTGCTTCTTCTTGCGACTCATTTTCTTTCGTTACTGTATAGCGATTGATTGACCTTACGTTTATCGGATTATTCAACACGCTATCAATCCAAGCGCGTGACCATCCGATATAATCTTCATTCAATTCCTCACACGTATAATCGCGATAAGTTGAAGCTGGCACAAAAGTCGCGCTAACCGCCATGTTTGACACTAATGCTAATACTAATAATTTTTTCATTTTACTCATCCCCATAATAATCAATACAAAGTTGTTTTAGTTCGTCGCGGGCGTGGATGTAGAATCCACCTGATATGCCGCCAACTGACAACCCACCTTTAATTAATTCAGCCAGCATTTGCACGTTATCTAACGCAAACCTACCCACCAAATCATTAAATTCAACAACATAATCATTATGCACCAACTGGTCATCACGAAACGTCGTTTTACCTGTTTTATACAATTCGTCCATGTGTCGCTTTGTGTTTGTCATTTCACCCTACCTACCCAAGTGTATTGCCTATACCATTAAAACCTAACAGCGTTCGATACACGAACGATTATAGCCATATTAGCCAATTAACCACACCACCACAAAAAATAATCATCCACCAGCACACAGTTTGCCCCAATGTAAAACGTTTTGTGTGACGTTGGTTGATAATGACATACTCGTTCATATCCGGGATGTATTGTCTCATTTTCAAATCTCCTTTTTGTTGAATGGTTAATCTATCACAAAAACACACCGTGACAACTCCGACCAGTTACACAAAAACCTCACACGACTCAGAGCATGAGCCAGTATCTAAATGCTTAGCTCCTCGCATTCTAGCTTTTATTTCATCACCTGTTGAGCCGTCAAATGCTGCTATTAAGCTTTCAAGAGATTGGTTTCCGCGATACATTTTTGACCAGTGCCCTGTTTTATCGTCTACACGAACTGAATCGCTGTAAAGCATATCAAGCCATTTAATATATAATTCCGGTTCGTCTCTTTGCGCTGCCGCCAGCTTTAAATTAGATTTTTTTGGGCAGAATACGCAGTTACCAAGGTGCTCTAGTATATCTAAATCAAACGGCATTCCTTTCCAAAATTCTAAAACGTCCTGCTTTTCAAAATCAGATATTTCAGCTAAGTATCTAATTCCTTTTTTAGCAGTTAATCGCCTAGGTTCATCCGCCCTAATTCCTAGCCACGTTTTATAATTGCCTTTCCCGTACTTATCATCACAATATTTTTTAAATGGTTTGAGCTTCATTCTGTCAGTGCAAAACATGCCGCCAGTGTATGGTATTCCATACTTGCTCATCATTTCAGAGAATGGCTTGCCATCACAACCAATGTCATTAGCATCGGCAACACTGTAGCCAACACCCGCCCCGATAGGATATGAAAAATCACCCCGCAAATAAGTGATCGGTGATTTAAGCCATTTACTGCAATTACGAATAAAATTATAAGTGCTAGGATGCTCGAAACCTGTATCCATATAAACGATATCAACATTATCACGCCCAAACTTTTCAATCATTAAATGACAAAGGTATGCACTTGTCCTACCCCCGCTAAAGCTAACCACGTTTTTCATATGTAAATCCTTAATTAATTTCCACCGAACAATAGCACACCAATTGCCGGTTGGTGGTCTTACCAGTTACACAAAAACCCACCCCTTATCCCTGGTCAACGCCTTTTTCAAATCATCAATATTCTTATGCACTGACAATACTGTCATTTCTGTACCGTCTGCTAGTTTTAGTTTGTGGGTTGTCACTGGGTTGTCCTTTAATGGTTTTCAGTATTATAGCGTAAATACTCCCTAAATATTCAAAATAGGGAAATATAGGGAAAAAGTTTCCCGCTCTGTATCCCTTAGTATATATAGGTTTAGCCTAAAAATAGGGAGATAGGGAAGGTTTAGCACCCTTGTGTGTAAATATATAAAAATATATAGAATAGAATAGAATAATCAATACCCCCTCCCTTTTTCCCTAAAAACAGACCAAACCCTTTAAACACGCAGCCTGTAGAGCGGGAAAAACTTTCCCTTAAATTCCCTAAAAAGGGAAATGTAAATATTGCAAAAATACATTGAACAAAATTAGCTAGTTATGTATAGTTGCTGATAGTTAATAACTATGGATAACTACTGATGACTGATTTAGAAATACAAGAGCAGCAAAAAAAAGCGCTAGGCATTATATGGAAATGCTTTAAGTTCAATAAAACTGAGATTGCAAAATATTGTGAAGTTCAGCAGCAAACTGTTTACTTATGGTTTCGTCGTGGCAGGGTTAGCGCTCTTAGCGCCATTAAGCTAGAAATGCACGAAGATGTAACAATCACTAAAGAGGAAATGCGCCCCGACGTTAAAGAATGGTTTGGGGTATAGATTATGCTAAAAGTTGTAACTGTCGGAATAGATGACGTTTACGATTACGCATCTTCTAACAACTGCCTAACCCATATTGCAGCGGCCAAGCTTGGTAGCCCGTTAATAACTAAAGTTGAAATTTGGCCGGAGACCATAGACTTCGCAGAAGCTAAGAAAATAGATTCTCCCAATCTTTGCTGTAGTCAGAGAGGGGATTTAATAACAGAGCTATCAAAACAGATAGATGGTTATTTACAGTTCCCATCGTCAACCATTTTTTTGCATGGGATTGGATGCGTTTCATCGGCAATGACAAAGGCGTTTAAAGTTGCTGGCAGAGGCGGATTTGATTTTATAACTCCGAGCCTCTACGTGATAACCG